TTGAAGTATGTGCGAGCCATACGACGAATGAGTTTCTTATCAATGTCCAGTTTACCACTTAGTTCATTGATAGTATCTTTCTGTAGTTCTCGCTCGGCACCAACACGAGTCATGGAGTCATTCAACTCCATAATAGCCTTGCGAAAGACCTTGCGTTCTTCTTCAGTTAATCCCTGCACCGAACGCTGTTGCTGATTATGTCCAATACCTGCCATTAGTCCACCTCAATAACTGCCGCTGGATTTACACACATGCCGTGGCCACCATAGACGCCGCCAGCATCTTCACATTTCTTGTTATCTGTATATTCCTGATAGATGATAAGTCCAATCGCCAGAAACAACAGAAACAAACATCCGAAATAGAGACGCCATACATACATTACTTGGTCTCCAAAGCAATAAAGTATTTCAGATTGCCTGCCTTGTTCTCAAACTTGGCAAAGGCACCAGTCTGAACCTCAACATCATAATCATCGGGAACCAACTTGAGATTTTCTGTCTTGAATGTAGCAATGAAGTCCTTGCCAGCATAGTCACCAATCTTGATAGCACCACGATTGGATGTATCATTTGCCTTTTCGTGAATGAGAAGATTTAGTGAACCGTCTTTACCTTCAACGGAAAGATTTGGCAAAGAGTTCATTGTTGCCATCTTGAGCAACTTTTGAAACATAGCATTTGGTAGAGAAAACTTTACATCAACGGTCTTCAAAACAAGTTCCTTATCTGGAGGGGTGATGATAAGATTTGGTGAACATGCCATATAATCAAAGGCTAGTTCACCGTCATCTAGAACAACGGACTCATTCTTGAATGTTAGTTCTGGATTACGAAGGGTTGTGACATTACCTATAAACTGGTTAAGGTCATAGATGCCGAACTTGCTAGGAACATCATCTTCCAATGTTGCTTCAACAAGAATGGACTTTTCAGGTGAGATAGTCTTCTGTACCTTACCTGCATTTAGAACCACACCGCTATTAATGGAGGCAAAGTTCTTTAGAACGGTAAGAGCGTTATCACTTAGTTTCATTATATACTCCTTGTTATAATGTATGTAACAGTTTACTCTCTTTAGTGAGAGTTGTCAAGGTCAATTTTACATTACTCTTTAAATCGTCAAGAGTTCCTTCATTGTCAATTTGAGCATCAATCTTTTGCCCTATCCATGCCCATTCACTTTCATGAACATTATAATCTTCCATGATATTGATGCCTACTAAGTTGGTGGAAAGAGCATCATTGTACCAGATAGGATCTTCACCTCTTTTGACACGAATAACCTTACCGCCGACACTCCGAATAAAATTGACTTCGTTTGGAAAACGACAATCTGAGATAACCACATCTTGATATCCGTGAATGCGTTTCTCTAATGCTGCAACCCAGATGTTATCCGCAATTCCGTTACGACAGGCTTCAGTACCCATTCTTTGTAGAATGAGGCGTGGAGTGACCTCGTAACCAAGTTTATGCGACCACCATGGATCAACACGCTCACGAAAGGCTCGTGAAGCATTACTATCACCTTCTAGAAGACCTCGTGGCCACGTAAAGATTATGGACACAGCATCTTTCAAAGCATCAGCAAAAGCAAATCCGTGATACCCATGTTCTCTGACAAGAATATCACGGACTGTTCCCTTGCCGGCTCCAATAAAGCCAACAAGACCTATGATCATCTTAGATTTCCTGAGAGTGCTGCAACGGCAGGAAGATCACCTTGAAAGCCATAAGTTCCAACGTGCGTTGTCTTCATCCATGGACATAGCCAAACTTTCATACCAATTGCTCTTGCATTCTGACAGAACATATAATCCTCTGATAGATAACGGTGAGACTTAGGATCAATCACAGTATCAAAGTAAGCATGAATGTATCTTGAACCGTCAAAATTTGCCTGACCAATGTGGTCTGGCTTATAATGAAGATGAGGAAACTCTTCTGCATACTTGTCAAAGACTTCTTTCTTGACCATCATAAAACCTGTACCAATCTCCATGACCTCAACAGGTTCAGTAATCTTGAATGATGTAGTTCCAGGAACTGGGTTGAACACAAAGTCGCCGGTAACACCATCAAGTTCACTAGGATTGAATTTGTCGTTCTTAAGATTGCGCTTAACAGCATTGACAATGTTAGCCCAATTAATAGTCTTTTTAGGATATGGGCCGCCAATGATATCACGATCAAGTGCCAAGAGTGCTAGAATGTCCTGAGGATTGTATTGAATGTCGGAGTCGATGAATAGTAGATGGGTGCAGCCAGAGCGAAGAAATTCATCAACCAAATAGTTTCTTGCTCTTGTGATTAGTGACTCATTAAAGATAAAAGAAAAGCGACATTCAATACCATACTGAATGCATGTTGCTTGAAGGTCTAGGCAGGCTTTTGTATAAAGACCGAAACACTGACCACCATAACATGGTGTAGCAACAAATAACTTCTTCTGTCTCAATTCTTCACTAGAAATTTTGATTTCCATTATATTCTCCATACACGAATAGCGCAGGGGCAGAACACCCCTACGCTATTATATAGTTAATTTATTTGTTATCAACCAGCAAAGCGATAGAAAGCGGTGCGCTTACCATTCACATAGCGGTAGTTGGTGTAGATGTTATAAAACTCACGAAGATCGTAAACACGCTTACCAACTGTCTCACGGGGCACACGGGCCAGTGAAGCAACCTTAGCAGATGTAACACCAGGTCCAGTGTTATACTTGCGAAGGACGTTTTCAATCTTTTCAATCTGAGTCTTACGAGCAGTAGCCATTATATATTTCTCCATTTCAAGGTTGTTGATGCTGGTGGTCGTGAAAGGAAAGGACCCGTGTATAACCACCAGCATCACTATATTACACACGGGTATTCTTGTTATGGGTTAGAAAGCAACCTCTTCACCCACATTGGCTGTTTCCGATTCAGAAACAGGCTGCGGATCAACAGTTTCATCGACTTTCTTATAGAGTTCCATAAACGCATTCTTAGTATCCACATCAAAGCGGTTCAGACACAGTTCAAGTGCCTTCACACGGTTCTGTCCAAAGATAGAATAAGCCTCGCAGATATGAACGAGACGGCGAGTGGAGATGATTTCAGACAAAGCACCTTCATAGAAGGACTTGCGAATAACATCAGCCCAAGTCACCAGTTTATCAACAAACTCCTTTGCTTCAATACCAGAAGCACCAAGAACATTGTTGAGGATCTTAGTCTCGGTTTTCTGAGCAGGATATTCCTGTTCCATCGTGATAGAGAAACGCTCAAGGAACGCTTCGTTCATAACGTTGGTGCCGATAAAGCGACCATCGTCAGAACCCTTACCCTTGGTGTTTGCTGTAGCAATCACATTGAAACCCTTTTCAGGATGAACAAGGCGATTAATCTTCTTGAGGAAGACAGACTTGCCTTCAAGCACAGGCTGGAGACACATCAGTTTATTAGAACCAAGATCCACTTCGTCTAGAAGAAGAACAGCACCACGAGTCATGGCCACGATAACAGGACCGTCCTGCCATACAGTCTGACCATCAACAAGTCGGAAGCCACCGATAAGGTCATCTTCGTCTGTTTCAATGGTGATATTGACACGGACACATTCACGCTTTTCCTGAGCGCAAACCTGTTCAACCATCATAGTCTTACCGTTACCAGAAAGACCAGTAATATAGGCAGGATAAAACTTTTTGGACTTGATAATAGCACGAACGTCGGTAAAGTTACCGAACGGCACGTAACCAGATGCCTTCTCAGGAACAAGAGAGATTTCGGCACTAGTGCTAGTAGAAGGACCAGACATAGAAACAGTCGGTGCCATAGCGACCATGGTATCGGTCACAGGAACAACAGACTGGATCTTAGCAGTCTTATTGACGATCTTACGAGTTGCTTTGACAACAGGAGCAGGTGCAGAAACGGCGGGACCGTGTTCGGGAAGAGCATAAAGACCACGACCTACACGGCGGCTAGCATCATTAAGAAACCAGTGAGGCCAGGACAGATTATACTTTTCAGTAAGTGCTTTAATCTGACCACGGTTGATTTCACGAATCGCACCATACTCAAAACGAACCTTGTCAAAAAACTCGGTACGGTCAGCAGAAACTTTAGCCATGAGATACTTTCCTTTCACATTTCTCATTATATATGCATTATATCACAAGGAAGGGGTCTTGTCAACCCCCTCCTAAGTCATTGATTTTACGCAGCCTTCTTGGCACGACCGGTAACGTGGTCAATAAAGTTCCGAAGAAGGACACGATTTACAGCCTTCTTAGCGGCAAACTTGGAGAATGCCTTAGCCATAACTTTCGTGGACTTACTATTGTCGATTTGAAGTTCCGTGTCATCTTCTTTGAGAGCCTTAGCATCAATAACATAATAGTCATCGTAACCGGCACTCTTGACAGGATAGAACTTGTTATCTTTCCAGAACTTTTGAGCCTTAGTTCTATGTTCGTATGTATCATGGGACATAAACCGATACGAAAACTTTGCCCAAGACTCCGTAAAGAGGAAGAAACCGATAAGGTTGCAACCAGTCTGTTCTTTCAGAACACGCAGAAACACGTTAGTGTTATCATTGTGTCCATAAGGACAAACCTCGTGAGTCTTACCAGTATTCTTATCGGTGTAAAGATACACTTTCTTACGCCGAAAAGCACTGAACCGAGAACCCGTTTCGTTATATACACCATTGAACCCGTTAGCCTCACCGTCTGTAAGAACGATGGTATTCACGATTTCAAGTTTATACTTTACACGAAAATCGTTTATGATCTTTGGTGCAACGATAAGGGCATCATTCAACGGTGTGCCACCCATACCTTCGCAGTAAAGATTAGCACCCTGACCCATAGCCCACATAAAGGTCATTGCTTCATTCAGTTCAGCAGTATTCATCTTGGAAGACAGGAACTGACGAAGGCATACATTATTCAGATGCAGAATGTTATCACCATTATAGGCAAACGGTGTTTTAGCATGAGCATCTTTGATTGCATAGACCTCAAAAGGCACCTGGATTTGTTTACAGAACATAACCAGAGTGAACAACTGTTTCATCGTATGTTGAAGACCGAACTGCATAGAACCAGACCAGTCAAGAAACATAACGAAACCGTGGTTCTTACCTTCAGGAATGACAGACAAACGACGGAAGATATCATCGTTATACTTGTAAGAATGGAGTTTGTTGGT